GAATTCACTTCTGAACAAGGTGTGCCCAAAGAACCAACCTTCTGAAAAACCCACCGGTAAACCTGCCGCAGACTTTGAAAAGCGGCTCAATAACATCATTCACTAATAGGAGGAAACAAGTATGAACAAGATTTTAGAACTGAGGGAAAAGCGTGCAAAAGCATGGGACGCCACAAAAGCGTTCCTTGATACCAAGCGTGGAACAGACGGATTGATTTCCGCTGAGGACGAAGTCACCTATAACAAGATGGAAGCCGATGTGATTGCTCTGGGCAAGGAAATCGACCGGTTGGAAAAGCAGGCGATACTGGATGCGGAACTAAGTGCCCCTACCGCAAACCCTCTGACGGGAAAGCCCGCTTCTGGGAAGCCGGAGGGAAAAACCGGCAGAGCGTCCGATGAGTACCAAAAAGCATTCTGGAATGCCATGCGTACTCGGGCTGGTGAAGGACTTGATCCTGCTATAAAGAATGCACTGCAGGTTGGTACGGATACCGAGGGGGGGTATCTTGTGCCGGATGAGTTTGAGCGTACTCTTGTGGACACTCTCGAGGAAGAGAACCTTTTCCGTAGACTGGCGAAGGTCATCACCACGGCTTCCGGCGACCGGAAGATCCCTGTAGTGGCATCTAAGGGTACGGCTTCCTGGATCGATGAAGAAGGCGCCATACCGGAAAGCGACGATAGCTTCGGGCAGGTATCCATTGGGGCATATAAGCTGGGGACTATGATCAAGGTTTCGGAAGAACTGTTAAACGACAGCGTTTTTGAACTGGAACCCTACATATCAAGAGAGTTTGCAAGGCGTATCGGAAACAAAGAAGAGGAAGCCTTTTTCACAGGCGATGGTTCCGGCAAACCCACTGGCCTTCTTGCATCCACCGGAGGTGCGCAGCTTGGTGTCACTGCGGCTAGCGCCACGGCGATTACGATTGATGAGATGCTGGATCTGTTCTATTCTCTAAAGTCGCCTTACCGCAATAAGGCAGCCTTTATTATGAACGATGCCACCGTCAAAGCCATCCGGAAACTAAAAGACGGTCAGGGCCAATACCTATGGCAGCCGTCCCTACAAGCCGGCACACCCGACACCATCTTGAACAAACCCCTACATACCTCAGCGTATGTTCCTGCGATTGAAGCCGGAGCAAAGACCATAGCATTCGGGGATTTCAGCTATTATTGGGTTGCTGACCGTCAAGGTCGTGTATTTAAGAGGCTGAATGAACTTTATGCCGTTACCGGGCAGGTGGGCTTTGTGGCCACGCAGCGTGTGGATGGCAAGCTGATCCTGCCGGAGGCGATCAAGGTTCTAAAGCAGAAGGCCTAACGGAGGTGCAAAATGACTTATACCACAAAGAACTATACCGAGCAGGGCGGTGAAAAGACCGTCATCGGTGGCATTTTAGAAATAAAAGAAGGCGCTACAGTCACAGGGTTAACTGCTACTGCAGCGCCAGCCTCTGAGGCGGCGCTAGGCGGTGTCAAAGCGGCGGCAAAAGGAACCGATGAGACAGTGGAAGTGAAAATTGGTGAGAACGCAAAGCTCTATGTTCCTACTTACCCTGTTGTGCCGGAGATACCCGTTGCGGAGAACCAGCCGGAAAGCACAGCGGAAGAGTTCGCCGGCCTGCTTTCTGATTTCAATGCGCTGCTTGCAAAACTGAAAGCAGCAGGGGTAATGGCAGCCGATGTGTAAAGATCCGGAAAGGAGGGCGGCGGTATGACACTGTTTGAAAAGGTCAAAGGAAATCTGATCTTACCACATGATGAGGATGACGAACTACTGCAAATGTATATTACTGCCGCCGTCCGTTATGCCGAAAGCTATCAGCACTTGCCAGAAGATTTCTATACCGAAAACCCGATGCCGCCCACCACTGAGCAGGCTGTCATTATGCTGTCGTCCCACTTTTACGAGAGTCGGGACGGCAGCACCGGCGGTTTCTTTTCGGACAATGTGCGGGCGGGGCAGCAGGTTTGGAATACGGTGAATCTTCTCATGCGGCTTGACCGGGACTGGAAGGTGTAAGCTATGAGCTTTGGTAAAATGAATACCTTAATTGATATCTTGGAGAAAGCGAAAGAAAAAGACAATGAGGGTTTTTTAAGAGAAACCGACAATGTCATTGCTTCTGTCAGAGCTTACCGGGAAGGTCGGCATGGTAATGAGAAATGGGCGAACAGAGCCGCCTTCTCAGAAGCCACCGATCTTTTCCGTTTTCGCTTTCTTCCTGGTGTTACTGTGACAACTGCTATGACCATCGTCTGTAATGGGGATCGTTTTGAGATCACATCGATGGAAGATGTGAAAGGCCGAAGGATGTACCTTGAGGTTCTGGCAAGGGAGGTGAAACCAAGTGGCTAAGGTGGCTTATAAAATGCCGGAGGAGTTTCTTCTAAAAGTATCTCAATTAGGTGAAAAAACCGATGAAATCCTGCCCCGTGTCCTGAAAGCGGGCGGTGAGGTGGTGGAAGAAAAGGTGAAGCGCGACCTGGAAAGCATTATAGGTAGCGGTACAAAGGAAGAAAGCCGCTCAACTGGGGAGTTACTTTCTTCTCTTGGTGTATCCTCTGCAAAACAGGACCGGAACGGCAACTTCAATGTGAAAGTGGGATTTTCTGAACCTCGAAAAGACGGAAAAAGCAATGCCATGATTGCCAGTGTGCTGGAATACGGGAAAAGCGGACAGCTTCCGAAGCCATTTCTAAAGCCTGCAAAAGCAGCCAGTAAAACTGCCTGCACGCGTGCCATGATTTCGGCACTGGAAAAGGAGGTTGAAAACCTATGAGTTTGCTGGAAGAATTGCATACCCTGTTAGCACCTCTTATCCCAGTGGAAACAGGCGTGTTTTCGGAACTTGCACCGGACCGGTATGTGGTGGTTACGCCTCTTGCAGATACTTTTGCCTTGCATACAGATGACAGACCTCGGCATGAAACACAGGAGGCAAGACTCTCCCTTTTCAGTAAGGGAAACTATATGGCACTTAAAAAGCAAATTGTCCGCACACTTATAGGTGCAGATTTCATGATAACTGACCGCCGTTATATCGAGCATGAGGATGATACCGGCTATCACCACTATGTGATCGATGTGGCAAAAAACTACGAATTGGAGGAATAGCAAATGGCTACGATTGGGCTAGATAAGCTCTATTATGCAAAAATCACGGAGGATACGAGTGGGGATGAAACCTATGGCACTCCGATTCAGCTGGCAAAAGCGATGAAAGCGGATCTATCTGTTGAACTTGCGGAAGCAACTCTTTACGCAGACGACGGTGCCGCAGAAATCGTGAAGGAATTCAAAAGTGGCAAGCTTTCCCTTGGCATTGATGATATTGGGATTACTGCAGCTGAGGATCTGACTGGTGCAAAAATCGACGACAATCATGTGGTTATATCGAGCAGTGAAGACGGTGGCATTCCTGTCGCTGTAGGATTTCGAGCGAAGAAGGCAAACGGCAAGTATCGGTACTTCTGGCTTTACCGTGTGGTGTTCGGTATACCGGAGACCAACTTAGCGACTAAAGGCGACAGCATTACTTTCTCCACGCCAACCATCGAAGGGACGGTACTGCGCAGAAACAAGCCGGACGGAAACGGCAAGCACCCGTGGAAAGCCGAAGTCAATGCGGATGATGAAAGTGTACCCGCTTCTGTTATAACCGGATGGTATACAGAAGTGTATGAACCTGTATTTGCTGTTACACCTTAACGGAGGGTTAGAAAATGGACAATGAAAGAAGTGCAAGAATTACCTTAGGTGGACAGGAATATGAAATGCTCCTCACCACCAGAGCCACAAAGGAAATTGCGGCTCGCTACGGCGGGCTTTCCAATCTTGGAGAAAAGCTCATGAAAGCCGATAACTTCGAAATGGCCCTTGATGAGATCGTGTGGCTCATCACACTGCTTGCAAACCAGTCGGTTCTGGTACACAATCTACAGAACCCTTCCGAGAAGCGGGAACTGCTCACAGCAGAAGCGGTGGAGCTGCTCACTTCTCCCTTGGAACTAGGAGAGTATAAGAACGCCATTATGGAAGCCATGTACAAAGGCACCAAGCGACATGTGGAAAGCGAGGACGAACCATCAAAAAACGGGGAGGTCGGGTAAGCGATGAAGAATCCTTTGCCCGACTGATCTTTTATGGAGTATCCCTCTTGCATCGGCCCGAGCAAGAGGTCTGGCTCATGTCAATCGGACATCTGCTTGATCAGTGGGAGTGCTACAAACAATACCACGGACTAGCGAAATTAAAGCGGGAATGTGACATAGACGATGTGATTCCGATTGGGCTTTAATATTCAGAAAATTGTGCTATAATGAATATATGTGGATTTCGCATCAAAATTTTGAGCGAATAGATTTATTTTAAAGTGGAGATAAACAAAATGGAACCATATATATTTGTCGGCCAGAAGCTGAAAACAACCACAAATGAATATGTAACCATTACCAAGATCGATAGGGACTTTATCTATGTGTATTATAAGGGATACGTACATAAAAGAGAAAAAAGTATCATTGGTAAAAAACTGTTTATCGATGAAGATGATAATGCGAAGAAAGAAACCACGAATACTGCTGCATCAACAACCATAAAAAAAGAGGCATCAAATAATCCAAGTAGATCGTGCAGTAATTGTATGAGTATGAAAAATGGGGATTGTTTCGGGGGAAAAAGCATTTGTGAATTCTATCGGAATTCACCTAGTATATCGCAAGAAGAAATGGCATCCTGGCCTAAACATGGTGATGCAACAAGCATAAGACTACATGGAAAAAGTAGATAT